TTAAGCATTTTTACGCTCCGAAAGTAACTTTAAATCTTTTTTTGATAGGTTTTCTTGTTCATTTTTTACATAAACATCTAAAACCAAAATAAAACCATCATCAAATACGTTGAAATAGATAACCCTAGCCCCTCCTCTTTTTCCTCTTCCAGGGGGTTGCCATCGGATTTTACGTAAGCCTTGAGCCCCCTTGATTACATCACCCATTAGAGGATTTTGAGAAAGATAAGTAAAAAACTCTAAACGCTCTTCTTCAGTCCAGATTTTTCCTACCTTACCTTTAAAGATTTCACTCTCAACAATGGTGTACATTTTTCCATCCTTTTTATAATACATTGCATTATAACACAAAATAAGTTTTATTTTGTCGAATTGATAATTACCCTACCAACCACTGATCCCCAAAAACGATAGGCAATAGAAAAACACTTAATAGTGCTTTTTCTACTTAATACATATAGCGAATGATCAATAGTAATGCTTACCATCTCGCTTATGCTCGTAATGGCACCTTTTACTATCTATTCTGCCTATGTGCTTGCACTGGCATATAATACTAAATGCTAAACATTACCAAAGAAACTACCAAAATAATAGCCCCTTGCATGGATAAAACATTGCTGGATTAGTTTAAGTAATTAAGCGTTGCTAACAAGAAGAACATTACGCCCTATAGCAAATATTTAGGATATTTATGTCCTGTGATACACGCCCGTATTAAATAATTGCGTATACTAATTCAACATTCCTGTAAATAATAAACTTTGTCTAGATAAAGTCTAATGATGAAAATAAAATTGCATCCTAATCTACCACTTGCACCAAGATGTATTTATCCAAAATGCACTGATGCTGACTCACCTTATTTAGGCAAAGAAGCCGAGGATATCTACCTGCATTTTATGAGATACGGCTATATTCCTGACTATGCCGATGGTATATCAGGTCTATTCTACGATGAAGAAAATAATTGTCTTTTGCACTACCACGTAAGTAGTAAAACTAACAAAATTTATATTGATTTTTTTGATCAAGAGATTAGTGAAGCAACATGGTTTAATAGCCAAGTTATTGATTTTAATAATTAAAAAGACACTATTTATTTTACCAAAATACTATGCTAGAATAGCTGACTTAGTCGGGGCGTAGCGCAGCCTGGTAGCGCACTTGCATGGGGTGCAAGGGGTCGCGAGTTCGAATCCCGCCGCTCCGACCATTGATTTTTCAAAACTCAATAAAATCAAATAGTTAGAAAATGTAGTTTCTGTAATTTTCGTCTTAATTCCACTATTTTCTACTGCTTTTGACATCAAAATGGCACAATTTTGCCACAACTCTAAAAAGACCATAGCCTTGTGGATAAAGGCTATAGAGAAAATTCGAAGCAATAAATACACTATCTGAATCAATATATCAATTTGCTGTTGTGATTAAAACGTGTCATTTTATTATTTGGTCGTTATTATTTTCATTCACCCCACAATTTCACCACCAACTCCTGTTTACAAACCTTGTCTGATGAGTTATGATGAGTCTAAGTGCTAGAAACACTTAGAACAGCGGTTGAGCCACCCCGTCAGTCTGTGGCTATTGTTTCGTCCATAGATTTCTATGGCCGAGAGTGCGACTAATACAATACCCTCGTGGAAATACGTCCGCCGTCCTGTTTTACGGTTTCTAGCTCTTGGCCGCCAACAGCCTTTGTTGGTTCCTCTAGAAAAGGACAAAACAATGAATGTCACAACTTTTAATTTCAAAACTCAATCTATCCAAGTCATCAACAAAGACAATGAAGCTTGGTTCATCGCTTCAGAAGTTGCTACAATTTTCGGCTATCGTGATGCATCAAATCTGACTCGAATTTTAGATGATGATGAAAAGGGTACTCATAATATGAGTACCCTTGGTGGAAAGCAAAATATTTTAATTATTTCGGAAAGTGGACTATATCATGCAGCTTTCAAAAGTCGTAAAGAACAAGTAAAACAATTCCGTCGTTGGGTCACTTCTGAAGTCCTCCCCACGATCCGCAAAACTGGTGGTTACAGCTACACAGTGAAACCAACGGATCTACTCACCGAAGAGCAACAAAAATCACTGAGAGAATTGGTGGTTAATAATGCCAAAAAACTCCCTCGAGATAAACAAGCAGGAGCGATAGTACAAGCATGGAGCAAGTTAAAGTCACATTACAAAGTACCTTATCGCAAAATACCTCAGGAAAGTTTTACAGAAGCGGTAAGCATTGTTCAACGGCACTATGTCGAGTGGGAGCTTGTAGAAGATAACACAAAAACAACACATATTGCACCTATTAGCAACACATTCACTTTTACAAAGGAAGAAGTTTATGACATCATGAGTGTGTTTACAATGGCATGCTATATGAATGACACCATACGTTGGTTAGAAAAACCATTACGCCTCTTGGGTAACGCACATGCTGGCTCACTATACAGCCAAGGCTTTGAATATCAGCATAGTCTATTAGAAAGGCTGCCTTTATTTGAAAAAATTCTTGCTCAATGCCCACCAGAAGGCAAAAAGCATAGTCCAATCTATGGCTATACAGAACCGTGGGATAGAATGCATCACATCTTCCCTTGCATGAAAGAAGCGTTGATGAGATAACTTACTACTTATCCCACATTCTAACCACAGCATCATGGCGCATCGCACAGTCTGTATAGTCACGTACTAATTGAATATAAGACTGTGCGAGTGCGTCCCATGAGTTACTACTTATTTGTTGCACTTCTGGGCAAGACTTGGCTAGATTGACGGGTAGTGGTGCTCTCCTTAATGATGTCGTTGATGAGACGCACCCTGCCATTAGACATAATGCAGTCAGTAGACAGAGGATTTTGAATAACTTCATTGTTATACTCCTTAATAATATCGTCAGATATTGACTGTAGACGTGTTGATAAAAGCGAGATATGAGCAGATACCGACTGTAACTGCTTTACCTGATTTTTAAACTGTTCTAAATCAGCTAAATATTGAGCCGTCTCTGCGTCTTTCTTACCGATTCCATATTGATACTGCCCATACGTATAAACAAAAAGAGCAGTCAAAATGACTGCTCCTGATCCGATTAGATATTTTTTATACATATCACCACCATCGAATAGCCGAAATAAATGTTCCAAAAACAAACAGAAATAATATAAATACCAACCTATTGATTAATGTGCGTACTCTTGAGGATTTCTCATACTTTTCTAGCACTTTTTCCACCTTTAAATCTATGTTAAAATTCACTTGTGATGGTCTCCATCATATTCATTTATTTGAAGGTTAATCTCTAAACCAAAGCTGTTCCCGCAGTTTTGGTTTTCTTTTATGTATTATTAATGAGAACATTTATTGAACGCCATTAATATGTTTTAAAGAAATTAAAGCTGACACATCCAACGTTCTACTTCTCTGCGATTGATTAAGCCTTTCCAAGGTTTCCCTCCTGCGTTCACCCACCGCCTTAATTCATCACAAGCCCCTATCCTATCTCCAGCATTTAATTTTTTAAGTAACGTAGATTTCTTAAATGCGCCAATGCCCACGTTATAAGCAAAGCTAACAAGCGCTGCTGTCTGTACTTCAGTCATCTGTACGTTTACACTATCCACAACGGCTTTGTAATAAACGTTCAAATCATTTCTTAATAATGTTAAGCACTCCTCATCCGTCATATAATCACCTAACGCAACTCCAGACGTATGCCCATAACAGATAGTAGGAACACCGACCACATCTAAGTAAGCATAATTGCGTTTGCCCTCAAAATACCCCACCACTGCAGCTGAAATAGCCAATACCCCAGACCCAATCAGTCCAAAAACTTGTTTTTTAATATCAGTCATTTTTTACCTCGCTTAAAAATCAGTTCCCAATATTTTGGTATCAGCAAACCTATCTGCATCACGACATAAAAAATCGTGACCAAGGCCATCCACTCGTTCAAAGTAAGTCCATACAATGATGCACCTGCTCCTGCTACAGACATCTTCATCACTGCTGCTTTTGTTTCACTATCCATTTTGAATCCAATAAAAAAGCCCCTGAAATTACTCAGGGGCTGGTTATAAAAATATTAAATTAGTTTAATTACTTAATTATATTTATTGATTATCCATATCATTCCTCTCATACATAAACTATTAGATTTATGCATACTTTACGACAACTTAAATCAAGCCCTACTCTTGAAACAGCTTTTAATCGCTACTTAATTGAAATTTCATCAAAGAAAAAATCCCTTTACCAAGAGACCTCATTAGTACGAGCATGGTCTAAAACTATTATTTACGATAAACCTGTAGGGCTTATCAAACCTCCCATCCTTAATCGCATCAAAGATGAATGGTTAAAATACCTAAACCCAGCCACAGTTTCTAGACGGTTCGCTATTCTTTCAAATCTTTATACTGTTATGCGCAGAGATTGGCTATGGTCTTATATTCCAGAAAATCCTGTCATACTAGTAAAAAAACCGTCAGTTTCTAATGATAGAAACAGGAGGTTAATTACAGATATTAAAATTAAAGGCGTAAATGCTATAGATTGCCCCTCAAATGAAATTGATTGGATATTACAATCAACAAAATCATCCTTTCTTCCATTAATCATTACATTAGCGTTAGAAACAGCTATGAGACGATCTGAGCTTGTCAGTATTAGAAAAAAGTTTATCGATCTAAAAAAAGCACAATATACCTACCTGATACAAAAAATGGTACTTCTAGGCTTGTTCCTCTAACACCACTTGCCAAGTACTATCTTGTCACCTATTTATCAAAGAATGATAATATGGATAAATTATTTAATATATCAACAACAGCCGTAACATCCGCCTTTAACCGTGCATGTAAGAGAGCTAGAAAAGAATATGAGCATCTTTGTAAAAAGAAAAAGCAAATACCTAACCCTCATCACCTTATCAATCTTCGTTTTCACGACTTGCGCCATGAAGCGACATCAAGGTTAGCCGAAGTTTACGAAACACATGAACTAGCCAAAATTACAGGCCATAAAGATACCCGTATGCTACTAAGGTATTATCATCCAGATGCACATAAGTTAAGTCAGAAATTTGCTCAATCTATTTATGGTAAAGAACAAATAAAGCTAATTCAAAATTTAATGGCAGAAGATACCTATACAGGCTCTGCAGGAAACTCCACGTCAAATGGATAGCCTTCCTGTGATTTTACTCGGTTAAGCAATACACGATACTTTTTCCACTCTGCAAGTAGAGTTTCCTCTTCTGGTGTTGCCATTTCTAAATCAACTGCGTATTGTAACGGCTGAACAGCAAAATTGTATTTTGCTACGCCATCTGCAATGCGTGCTTCTATAAGAGTAATGGCTCTTTTTTCCTCTTGTTCACTTTCTACTTCAGAGGAAATCGACCATTCTGTACCATTCCATTCGTGCAATGGTGACGGCGGGACAATGTCTGTAACACCATTAGGTAAATCACCAATACCTATATAGTCTCCAGAGTAGTTGGAACCATCAATCGTGTTGTAGAGTGTTTTACCTCGATTATCGCTTAATATTATCCATTGACCTGTTCCAGCATCACCAAATGTAACGTCTTTAATCGGGCATAGCTCCGTTTTCCACTTAGCCACTTTCCCATCTGGGATTTCTGGTGGAGCCGTTAAAACAGCCAAGTTTGGCTTGTCTTTATAATCAGGATTAACACAAAAAAATAAAAAAAATTCGTCTAATTGGTATGTAATCATTTCATTTATCCATAAAAAAAGCCATTTAAAATGGCATTCAAAAAAGTATCTGACAATGCAAATGTTAGACAGTTAGGGTCTTATCAGTCTGATGGTATTAAGGCTCATACACACTTTACAAGTAATACTTGGGGTGGGACATCGTTTGATACGACAGGTGGTCATATCCCAGTTACCTCTGATAATTCGTCCTACGGGAGTTCGACATCAGACTACAAATTAATCATTGAGGGTATGAACACTGCTTTACACCCACGCATAATCGCTTTTTAAAACGCGACAATGCGAGGATGTAGGTGTGTACGCTCAGGCATTGTTTTTGTGCCAGTGCGGACTACTCGGCTACTATCAAAATGAATAGCATCGCCGGGTCGTGTTTGGGTCGTTAGTTGTGCAGCGGAATGACCAACATTTAAAGCGTCATTGTTCGTATAAAACGCACCTGAAGTTGTGATTAAAGCATCACTTGTCACTGATTGATATAAAAAGTCCGCCATCATACCCGTAATACGTTGCATTTGGTCTTGACCATACGAGCCTAACGCATTTACACTGTCAGCGTCGACACCTGTCGCACGAATAAACACATCCCGCATATCAGGTACTTTAAAGTTGTCACCACCAAGATCAAGGAATTTAAAAGTTTTTTCTTTCCAGACTGCTGAAGACACAACATGATTATTTGCCTGCGCCCAAGCCCACAAAGCTGGATATTTTGTTTTAGAAAATACTCCACCGATTAGCTCAATAGTATTACTACGTGGTGCTACTGTAGTATCAGTAACATAACTACCAATTCCCAAACTAGCATAACCACTCCAAGATCCAAATGTTTGCCACTCTAGATAGCCTTTGCCAAGCACATATATCACTGGGGATGTCTGATTACTAGGGATATTATCGTAATAAGATAGTGCTTTTAATTCGGTCACTACATCAGCAGTAGATACTGTCACCAATGTATTATTAGGTCCACCTCGTAAGTAGCTACCATTAGATACACTTTTGAGTCCAGTACCTCCAGACTTAACAGGTGTGATTAATTCTTGAGGTAATGAGCCATCATCAAGTCTAACCTTGTCATACACAATTTCTAATGCGCCTAGCAAAAAATCTGTTCGCCAAGCCAACTGCCGTGGTGCTATATTACTTACTCCATCTGGTCCACCTAATACAGGATCTGATGTTTCTAATTGTCGTATGCCTGTCTGCCAAACAAGATTTTGAGCAAAAAAAGTATTAGTTGCCATTACGCACTCCCATAATTGTATGTTCCATCATGCGTAGCAACTGCGTTATATCGTATCGCTACAGCACTATAATCTAATCGTCTTAACTCGCTTCGGGCAGGTGCAATACCAGCGAGAATTTTCTTCACTATTTCTGCCTGATCGTTGGTAATCGGTACTCTGAGTCGTACAATGTAAGTCGCCCACGTACTACTGAAATCACCACCGTAAATCATTTCTTCGTTATGTGTATAGGTACCGTCATAAAATAAACGTCCGACATTTTCTAGAAGCTCAATTTCACCTAAACCAAGCATCCTAAATACTTCTCGAATCGCCCAAATGGTTCCTTTCTTCTTATGTATATCGGCTGAACGTGCGATGAGATTACGACGTGCTGCTTCACCTTCTGCAAAAGCCCATCCCTCTTCATCACTAATAGACTCTTCCCACGCTAAAAATGGTAAAAACGCAATAGGACACTTTTCAGGATCTTTAATCTCAGAGAGTCTGACAGGTAAGTCATATGCCGTTTCTGTACCTTGCTCTAGAGCTCGTTCTAACCAGTTTGTGCTGGCCGTAGGCTGTAAAATGACATTATTCATCAGTACCACCATCATTTAAGGTGATTTGAGTACAAAACCCAGCCTGTTGTTTGCTGATAGTCAAATTACTCATTGGTGAGGTTACTGTGACATCTTGTACACCCTCTTGTTTCAATGCGTGTACAATTCCTGCTATCGTAATATCTCGACCAAGACGGTGATTAATACGGGTATATTCTTCTACCGCTGATCTAGTTGCTGACAAGCTTAATTCTTTGTGGACGCCAGGGTAGAACTTCAAAGTCGCTGTGATTTGATAATTCACAATCTCTCCAGCATTCACCAGCACCGTATCATTCAATGGTCGTACATCGTCTGCATTTAAAGCTGCAGAGACATAATCCAAGACAACTTGCTCAGTCGTGCCATCACCCTGATTACTTAACACGTAGATAGCAACATCACCAGGCCGTGGACGCATCACAGAAATATCTTTTACATGTCCATGCGCACTCAATGCATAGAATAAATAAGCTGAATAGGGCCCTGCACAACTATAACCCTCTGGTGATAACTGTATGCGCCGTCTAAAAGCTTCATCATCTTCCATTACAGCTGGCGTCGGTGGTGTAGTAGTATCATCTGCTGGTGTCACTACTAATCGATATACCCCTTTATTTGCACCGATTTGATCTAAATCTGAACCTATAGCAAAAGCCAACATCACGCCATGCGTCGCATCATTTACCCTCTGTCTTAATAAGAGCTCTCGATAAGCAGATTGTTGCAATAAGATTGTGATAGGCTCTGATTCTAGTGCTAAAGTTGCTTCTACTTGTGCTCGTTTTGACTCAGGTACGGCTGCCAAAAACTCTAACTTACGCGTTTCATATACACGTTCAAAATTTAGTGACTCAATAATTTTAGGTGCTGGCAATCGCTTTAAGTCAATATCAGCAAATGTATTAAACTCCATCTATAACCCCACTGATATATCTACTTGTTGATCAAAATCATCCATCACAACAGCACCAGACACCTCTATTTGTGGTCTTGTACCAGTAGATAGATCTAATTGCATACGTTCTAGTTTTAAGCGCGGTTCGTGATGCATTAACGCTGTTGCAATAGCCGCATATACAAGCAATGGATACTCCTGATTCACAGGTCTATCTACCAAGTCAGGGACTAATGACCCAAACTCTCGACGCTCTACTCGTGTACCAATTGGTGTCGTTAAAATTTTCTTTATACTTTGCTGAAGGTGGTCAATATCACTTAACCATGTGCCTGTGTTAGCATCCATTCCTAAACTCATACTGGCCCCTGTGTATTTGAACCACCAGGAATCACTCCTGCATGCTTATGTGTATCAACTACAATACCGTTTGAACTCATAGGACCACCTGATTGTGTAACAATGCCATTAATCGTTGTTTGTGGCGCATTAATGCTAATTGCCCCTGAAGCATTAATTTCTAATGTATTAATTCCACTGATACTCAACGCACTACTTCCATGGTCGTATTTGATTTCTGCACCATCTGGATAGGTAATCGTATGCACAGCTCCACTATTACTAGGTTCCGCCATGTGGTCAGAATAAAGCCCTGTCAATGCGACCGCATTAGTCAGCTCTCCACCTGGTGATAACAAAACCACCTGCTCACCAACGGACGGCGGACACCATGTCTTGACATCACCTGCTCGTAATGTCAAAAAAGGTATCCAATTGGTCTCAAGCTCTCCAGTCTTGATACGAACAGCTGACGGGGTACTATGACGAACAGCTGTCACTGTACCTAGCCTAATCAGATTCTGTAATAATCGTGCAAGTTCAAAAATATCCATGCGACTATTTTGTAATAGTTGCTTATCATTGTCGCTATGGGTGTTTTGTTATTATGGGTATAACAAAATTTAGCTACTTACCTGATAACAAAGACAGGTAAATATCACGAATAGTCTCTATTTCTTGGTCAGTTAAGCCTAATAGCTCACGCTTTGGCATGCGAATCATGCGACCAAAGTTTTTTGTACTTTCACCATACTGGTGAACGGCTGCAATAACAGCATTCCGACCTCTAAATCCAACTGTCACCTCATTGGCATTACTAGCGTTTATAAAGTATTTATTTAATCGTATTCGACTAAACATCTTTCGACGTCGGATAGTCCCTTTTTTAGTACGCAAGCGACGATTAGATCTAGGTGCATATTGGCTACCATCTGGATTTTGTTGAGCTATAATGCGTTGAGCTTGTGAGCGTCTTAATGTTGTCCCTACAGTCCGATTGACACGACTCATATGCTTAGCATCTAATCGTGCATACAAGTCACCAATCCATGTCTCTAACTGATTTAAATCATCACTCATAGCGTGGGTTGCCACTTCGGTATTGTAATATTACCGATAAGTTCATCGGTATGTCGGTCAATAATCTGGATATGGTAATCCTGATTCGGTAATTCTGGATGTTCTGGTTCTGTGATATGTTCAGCACGCAATTTACCTGCCCCATCATCACGTACTAATACTCGTTCAGTCAAGTTTACTTTTAACATCAGATCAATACTTGACTGATCTAAAAATTCTACATCGAACTGGATTAGTTCTTTATTTTTGTTGTAGTTTTCAAAAAGTTCTGGCTGATTTGTTCTCAAATAGACTAATAGTGGTAAAACAATTAAATCCGCATGGCCATTAAAATCCTGAACAATCACGGTCAATGTGTAGTCATATTCAAATGATAACCCGACAGCACCAGTACTCACTACCTTACCTGCATCAATAAACACCTGTAATTTATCTGGATTCTCTTGCAAATACAGATTCGCCCTTGCAATAATCTCTCTCACTTCATTGGGTTTTAGCACGAGTTCGCTCCTGACACTGAACAATCACATCGACTTTGGCCGCACAGAATGACCAATCTTCTTCTACTTGTAATAAAGCATCTACTAAGTCTTCATTGCGTTCAATGGTGTAACCACGCAATTGACAAGTCGTAATAACTGGACATTGGTTAATCTGGTATATCGGATTAACGGTTGAGCACGCGCTTAATATCATCAGGTACAGGCTGACTACCCCAGCTCTTAACGCTTTCATTCTGTTGTGCCTTTTTAATCGTCTGTCGTTTTTCTGAAAAAGATTTCAGCAACTCATCATTACGGTTTAATAAATCTTCAATGACCTCATCATTGGACGCAATTTGTTGATTAAGTCGTACTAACTGGCTACTTAAGCTAGCTACTTCAACTTGTGACTTTATTAACTGTTGCTCTGTTTTTGTCCACTGCAAATAAAAATAGGTTAATAAAAAAGCAGACAATCCTAGAACTATTAAACGCCCGTAGTTCTTACAAAAACTAAGTATTGTTAGTAGCATATCGTTCAAACGCACGTTCTAATTTAACGTCATAAAAATTACGACGGTAATTTGGACCATTGTAAATACGTGCAACTTCAGACCATTTCTGAGCTTTCATTGCAGCATACAACTTCTTATCATTTTTTATAAAACGCACAAACGCATCTAATTGTGCCGCTTCATTTTTACTCTGCTCTAATACAAAATGATGAATACTTTCATAGCCTAAATCTTTCCAGTGAAATCCCATTATTTGAAAGAGACCCCACGAACAAGACTCTAATGCTGCTTCATTATTAATCGTATCAGCGACGGCTAAGCGCGTATACTCTAAGCGACCTCCTGCATAGCCTCCTGGTGTTTTATTTACGATACCTGGATAACTTTTACTTAGCTCAATGACATCGTATTTTTTTTCAGCTAATAACCGATAAAAAATATGTCTCTCAAATAAAATAATTGGGTTACCGTTCTCTAAAAAACCACGCCCTTTTGATTCGACTTCATTAACAGCATGGATTACAGAAATTGGCAACTCTAACGATTCTGCGGCTGCCTGTAAATCTGATTGTTTTAATAATTTAGATGCATTTTTACCAAAAAGCACAGCAGCAGTTTTAGGTCCATATATGCCATCAACTACTAATCTATGACGTTTTTGTAATGTCTTAATAGCATCCTCTGTCGCATCATCAAAAATATGCGTCTTTAAAACCTTTGTATAGCCATTTTCGTAAAGTGTTTTTTGTAAATCACCTACTTCAGTACCCGTATCATCTCTTCGTAATAACATTTTTTTTACTCCAAAAATAAGTCTTTATTAATGTACCTACACTAAAAAAAGCTAACCCTGTAGAGATCATTAGGTCATGGTAGTTCATCAATGAGTGCTGCCACTGCACTGATGCTCCCCACAATGCACCTAGCCCTAAAAAAGACATACCTAACGCTTGGGCAAACGTTGCATTATATTTTTGATTAAAAGCGCCAATCATCGTAACGATCCATGATATTGAGTACATCAAAAAAATATAATTACTCATTTATCACCTCCAAACTTGCGTTTTAGACCAGGAATAAAATCTAATAAGCTCATATTAGCGATAGCGTCATATCCCTTTGAAATGACAGAAACAGAATATAAACCCATAGCAATCCAAGAAAGCGTTAATGGCACATGCGTTAATTCGTTAAAATAAATACCAGCATGATATCCAACATAAAACCCTACTAAGAACATAAAAAACTTACGTGTAACAGAGCCGTCCATCCACAATAAAGAGCTAGCTGAACCTATAAAGCTCGGTATGTATTCATTTAACCATTTCAACCAATCATGCATAAAAATTCCTCAATCCCATAGACGAACTGTTTGTATTTGTGCGTTTTTCTTCTCTTTAGTCGGTAATCTGACAGACGTCCCTGCTTTTAAAAATAATCCTTGTCGCGAGATGTTACGATTCATCTCTAACACTTTCTCCACAACATCAGCAGTCCTACCTAAATGACGCCAACAAAGGTCATCAATCGTGTCATTTTCTTTAGCAATCACTATCATAAGACGTCAATCGTCACTCGAGGACGCTCCATAATGTCACTAATCGCCCAACGGACTGTTTGCCAAGCATCACGGATAGCTGGATCCAGTGCATCAGCTACTCTATTACCTGCTTCTGTACTATCAAAATCACGGTAACGCTCCATAAGCTCCGCCTTTGTCGTGAAATAAACAGCTCGCCTATATAATCCTTTTTGCTTATCATTTAGACCGTCCTGTTGACTACGCCACTCAGATAGCTCTCTCTGAACTGCTTGTATTGAGTTTTCTAATGACTCCACTAAACGTACATTAGTGACTGTTCCGTTTAATCTAATCACTACCCTAGCTATTTTTGGATCAATATCTGGCCACAAATCATCGCCAACGATAACATCTACGTTTTGTTCTGTACTGTCTAATGGGTATCTAGGTACTGGTTGTGCTACAGCAAAACTCATCATCTCTCCTATGTGGTGAGTTGGTACGTGTGGCAACCTTTTTTATTCAAATGAATATGCCAATTGACACACGCACCAAGGCCACAACCGCGAAGGTTCTTTACTTGGCTAACTCTTTTTCAATAGCTTGTATAAGTTTTTTAACACCTACCCGCTCGTTTAAAGATTCTGCCAATCTGTAATGTCTCAAGGCTTCTTCTAGAGCCCCTTTCGCATGTTCTTCTACTGCGATGGCTTTATACAACTTAGCTTTAGCAGGATCTGCCATATCATGGCCATCAGCAATAGCTTCTGCTTGATACAAGCAATCCAAACTGAATGATTGATTATTTTTCTGAGCTTTTAACGCAGCGTCAGAGATTTCATCAACAATCACCGTCTGAATATCACGCTCAAACTGGTCAGGCATTGTCATTTGACTTCGAATAGCATATTGACCTACAGCCAAAGCACGTTCAAAGTCACCGACATCTAGTAACCACACCAAAATGGTGACAACAACATCATCTTGGTTACCTTGTTCCGATGCCAGCGCACCATCTAACCAGTCATAATAGTCTGGTAAAATTTCCTTTTTAATTTCAGTACGACGTTCTAAAGACTTCACTTCTTTTAAACGACGTTTATCCGTGGCCAACTTTGCTAACATTAATTGGTACTTATTGCTCACTTGCTGAGTTGGGTTTTCTTGTAATGCTAAATGCTCGGCTGATTTTTTTAAAAAGTGACGTTGCGCTGGTGTCATCATAGAATTAGCCCTCAATTGTGATATTCTCAATCAATGCTGCTGCACCAAAATCTTCAATAACATAAGCATCATTTGAACTAATAAAACTATCAATACGATCACGCGCTGGATTATCAATAATACTGCGACGCATTGCACCCGCTTGAGAATAAATAGAAATATTATCTAGACGAGTAATTAACATTGCGTTATCTGGCATATATGGAACTCGAATCGCAGGTAACCCTCCTAAGATTTTTCGAGTCTGTAATACACCATTCGCAAGCTTCTCAGTTGCTTTATCAGCATTATTCGTAATATCAAAATATTTTGCCGAGATTAATTTACGTCCACAAATTACTACCAGTTCAGTATCATCAGAAAACCAAGGCTCTAAAAGATTAGAGACAGCATCTTCCACTAGTGCATCTAAATTCTTATAACCTGTCCCAGTAGAATTAATCACAACTTTACCCGTACCATTTTCAGATTCAGTCATATTGCGCTGTGGTGCTGTTTCACGAATAAGTTGCAACCAACCCTTATTGACGTCTTGCAATAAAGTATTAACGGCTGAATTAGTTTGTGAAGCAACATTAGTACCATTGAAGCCAATCATGATTCTATCTAGTGCAATACGTTGTGCTAACGCTTGAGTCACTTTTAACTGGAAATCTGGGAATTTTGCCCACGCATCTAGCTGTTGATAGCTTAAAAAATAATCAAAATCTGTTTTTTCACAACGATACTTAATTGAATCTAAATTATGTAAGCTACGTGGTTCACGTGCTGTTGTCGTCGTATTCGTCCGACTAGCAATAGGGCCAGAGACACCTAGTCCAATTGTCTCACCTTCTTGTTCATCAACCACTACCATATTAATCAGACCGAGAAAGGCTGAACTTTCTTGAATTTTTGTTTCTAGCGTTTGTTGAACAGATGGCTCTACAGAAAATTTAGAACCTACAGCAGCAACTGATACGCCATTTAACTCTGCTTGACGAGCAACATAGTTATCGTAAGCAACACGAGTATTATTTTTCATAATCATCTACCTTAGAAATACAAATGAAATTTTTAATTAAGCGTTTTTAACAATCTGTTTGATAACCGTTACCTCCAGTCGATAATTCACGTTGTGGCACTGGTTCTGGTAATTGATTAAACATTGTTTTTAATGATTCAAGCTCTTGATATAGCTGGTTATATTGTTTTTCTATTAAGTCAATCTTTCCTGCCTGTGATTGGCACAAAGCCTCCAATGTGTTGAACTCCTGAGAAACTGTGTCCAGTGCTTGTAGAATAGTTGCTTCATTTGCCTGCTCTTGCTCTTTTTTATTAACTGAAAACATAGCTTTCACTTTATCCAAAAATGAGGTTTTATCCTCAACATCAAACTCCATCACTGTTTCTTCAACTTCTGTCGTAAAACGATCATTTGCTGATCCAGTCAAACTAAATTTAAGCATTTCAGTACCTAAACTTGCGGGCGAATCAGTCACGGCTAAACCTGTGAGGTACGCTTCATTAGAGTCAGCAAAACGTGAGGATACTTCAATGCTTGTATAAATTTTTTGACGTGAACGAATCGTTTGGACTAACTCATCTGTCGGGTCGATAGCTGCAAACAGTGCTAATTTACCGTCTTCAACCTCTCGTGCCTCAAGTGCTAAGACATCCCCTTGCGCTTTAAAAATACCATCTGGCAAGACGCCACGTAAATGCTCTAACCAGACACGTGCACCATAAACTTCTGGATTGTAGTTTTTCGCCATCTGCTCAATCCAACTACGTTCAATGCGACGACCGTCTGCTGTAGCACCCTCTGTCGCTACTCTAAAAAATTTCGTTTTTTGTCCCATAACAACCTCACGAATTTAACAATACGGACAGTTTGCATCAGCTACCCTAATAAATAAATCGTTTGTTTTTGTTAAAGCATTAATAACAAAAAACCTTTATTTTTAAATAGTTACGTCATCAACATAATGTCGTTATGGACTTACTTATTGACAATACTATTGATAAATTCAAGTTAGCCAAGTTTCTGTATTGGCAAGGCTGGCGTATTATCGATATCGCTGAACGTATCTCTGAAAAGCCTGGCACTGTCTCCGCATGGAAACGCCGTCAAGGCTGGGATGATGCTGCTTGTGTGAATCGCATTGAGAATGTGGCTGAAATTCGACTGTATTACTTAATGTTAAAAGAAAAAAAATCCAATGCTGACTATAAAGAAATTCAAGCACTGACAAGACAGCTTGAACGCTTCGCTCGCATTCATAAATACTTAACTGAAGGCAATGAAATAGATCTTAACCCTAAGCTTAAAAATCGCTATAACAAAATCAAAAACTATTTAGATGATGACCAAATTACTCAGTTAGAAAAAGCTTTTCTGGAAAAAATCTTTCAGTATCAAAAAAACTGGTATAACAATCGTCAACATCGCACTCGTGAGATTCTTAAATCACGTCAAATTGGGGCGACATGGTATTTCGCACGTGAGGCGATTGTGGATGCTTATAAAACAGGGCGCAACAAAATCTTCTTATCAGCCTCAAAGGCGCAAGCTTTTATATTTAAAAACTATATGGCACAGTTTGTTATGGAAATAACAGGTGTAAAACTGGAAGGTAACCCTATCAAGCTACCCAACGGAGCTGAACTTTATTTTCTCGGATCACAGAGTAAAACAGCTCAAGGCTACCACGGCGATTTCTATTTTGATGAATTCTTCTGGACGACGAACTTTGAAGAATTAAACAAACTTGCTTCAGGCATGGCTTTACACAAAAAATGGAGAAAAACGTATTTCTCTACGCCATCATCTAAAAGCCATCAAGCCTATCCATTCTGGACTGGTGATAAATTCGCCACAAAGAAAGGTATCACGATGGATTTAAGCCATAATCGACTAAAAGACGGTGTACTCTGTGAGGATAAAGTCTGGCGTCAAATTGTGACGATCTACGATGCTGAAGCTGGCGGTTGCGACTTATTCGACATTGACGACCTCAAAGAATACGAATACACAGACGATCAATTCAAAAACTTGCTGTTGTGCGAGTTTATGGATGATACTAATTCTGTCTTTGCTTTTGAACTACTGCAACGTTGCGCTGTGGATAGCTGGGAAATCTGGGAAGACTTTAAACCTCACCTACTCCGCCCCTTTGGCCAAAAGAAAGTTTGGTTAGGCTACGACCCCTCTTTGACTGGTGATAATGCTGGCTTAGTAGTTGTAGCACCGCCTGAAGTGCCCGGAGGCAAATTCAGAGTGCTGGAAAAAACTTCATACAAAGGTATGGACTACGCCCAACAAGCTGAATTAATTAAGCATATGACTAAAAAATATGTAGTCGAACATATCGCTATCGACACTACAGGGATTGGATCAGCCGTTTGTGAATTAGTGCGTAAATTCTACCCAGCTGTAACCTCACTACAGTACTCCCTAGACCTTAAAAATAGAATGGTACTTAAAGCACAACACGTGATGCGTAATGGCCGTTTGGAGTTTGACGCTGGGGATACGGATATCGCACAGTCCTTTTTAAATATCAAGAAAACGATTACCGCTAGTGGCCAACACGCCACCTATAACGCTGGACGCACGCAAGCCACTGGACATAGTGATCTTGCCTGGGCAATCATGAACGTCCTAATTTATGAACCACTAGACGGCTCTAAAGCAAACTCTAACAATATTATGGAAATCAGCCTATGACACAAGATATTGAAGTCTTTAGCTTCGGTGAAGAGGAATCGGTGATTAATCGCAGCGATATTATCACCATGCTACAAGCCACCAGAAACAGTATTTACTATGACCCTCCTATGTCTTTTGACCAGTTAAGTAAGTCATTTAAAGCTAGTTCACACCACTCCTCAGCGATTTTTGTCAAGCGTAATGTGATTGCCAGCACCTACATCAATAATAAAGTACTCAGCCTAGCCGACTTTGAGGCGTTGCTACTGGACTACCTTGTGTACGGTAACGCCTATCTCGAACGTATCCGCAATCTCAGAGGTGAGAACTACAAGTTACGTAGAGTGATGGCTAAATACACTCGTAGAAAAATCAATGAAGTAGACTATATCTATCTTAATAATGACGGTACTCATATCGACTTTAGACATAACTCCATTTGCCATATCTACCAATCCGATATCGATCAAGAGATTTATGGTATCCCTGAGTATCTCAGCGCCCTTAGTTCAGCATGGCTAAACGAAAGCGCCACGCTGTTTAGACGACGCTATTACAAAAATGGCTCGCATGCTGGCTACATTATGTACATCACAGACGAATCGCACGATACCAAAGATATTGAAGCTTTACGTGAAGCCATTAAAAAATCCAAAGGTCCAGGTAACTTCAGAAACCTATTCATGTATGCACCTAATGGAAAGCCTGACGGTTTAAAAGTCATACCATTATCCGAAGTCGCGGCCAAAGATGAATTTTTTAACATCAAAAATGTCACTCGAGACGATATTCTTGCTGCCCATCGTGTTCCTCCTCAATTGATGGGGATTATTCCTCAAAATACGGGGGGATTCGGATCAATCTCTGACGCAGCTAAAGTATTCAACATTAACGAGATCAAACCGTTACAGTCTAAACTCCGTGCAATTAATGAGTGGCTCGGGGAGGAAGTTATTCAGTTTAAAGACTACGATTTAAGCTTGGAGAATAATAAGTGAGGTTGTATTAATTGTTAGGAGGGCTTACCTGCTGTATCTTGAGCATAATCATAATACTCAAAGTCCTCATAATAATCATCATTAAATAATGAAATAGACTCTATTTCTGGCGTTCTGATAACCATTCTAAATGAACGTATATCCTCTGATGTCAGCTTTTTCTTATCATAAACGACAGCATAATTGCAATCAAACTTTATGCTAAGAGAGTCTTTCTCTCTATAGCCACTTAAGTATGGAATAATCACGATATTGTCTAAATCCGCATACTCAAACTGTTCACTATCAATCAACCCTATATACACTTTCTTAGACTTTAGAGAAATTTTTACTAAACTTAAAACACTCGCCGCTTCTATCACTAAGTTTAAAATACTATCTGCACCTCTAAGCTCATGCAAAATTTTTCCTCGATCCTTATTTTTTTCATTAACTTTTCCTTTACATAAAATAAAAGAAATAGCGAGAATACACATATACCCTGCGCAAAAATCAGCAACAATAGGTTTAAAAAACCATGTTGTCAAATCAATACTATTCCACGAAAATAAAGAACCTAAGATGTAGAATAATTTCTCTATCAGCCAAAGCGCTATAAAGAAAAAAGCAGAAATTACAAAACCTTGCAATAAAAAAATAAGCCCATGTTTTCCAAGATTAACATAGGCTTCCCATCCATTACTACGTTTTAACTCTACCTTAGCAGGCAAATAATTACTTACATAATAATACCCGAGTACGAGAATCATTAATATAAAAACAACGCCCATACACTAAGCCTCCTACTTCATTCTGATTTTAGCTAACGTCTTAATCTGTTTACTGATTTTTTCTTGTACCTCTTTATTAGCATAATTCAATCTAATTGCACCATTTTTAGTATCAAGAATAATGACATCCTTTTTATTAATTTCTAGAGGTTTAGGCATTAACCAAGTATTCAACTTCTCAGTATATTTCTGTAATAATTCCATAACTCTACCCCCCTGTGTTTAGATTCCATTATACCAAGATTGCAAACGCATACAATCAAATCAAAACGAATACAACAAAAAACCGCCCCCGAAAGGACGGCTGTCTGTATGACATTTAGGCGGTACGCTCTACTATCTCGCCTCGATTTCTCTCAATAATAGATTTTATCTATTACGCCTCTTAAATACTCATTTTTTAAGCAAAAACCAAAAATCGCATAGGAAGCCAATACAAGCCCTACATTCAATTTTATTTTTTTTAATATCTTGATTTAAGTACATTAAAACTAAAGGAATGTAAGTACCACCAAACGAATATAAACCAACTCCGCAATGGAGGTTTTGTCCGACCCCTCCGCGCCCTCGATAAAAATTTAAAACAAGCGTTTAAACTACGCATTTTAATAGTTTTTATCTATTAAGAGAGCCTTTATAGATCCGTGTTTTGATGATTTTATACCTAAAAATAGGGCACTACGCTTTTATACATTTCAATGTAGCCTTTTTTACTCATTTATCAAATGAGAATAACTTTTAAATAGGGTATATGCACGGGAAAAGTGTAATTTATGTAATTTGATAGTAAAACATACTGAAGAACCGTATAGATACTATATAAAAAAATTACAGTCATACTGTAATTTACTGTAACCTAAAATGTAATTTTTTTATAAGTTATTGATTTTATTATATTTTGACTTTTCGAAAAATTACACTTTAAGACTGTAACCTGATTACACTTTAGATACATAAAAATTACACTTTTAAGATTTTCTAAAACACTGATGAATAAAGGCTTATAAGACGATTTTAGAAAAAAATTACATAAATTACACTTTTCCCGTACATATACCTAACTTTTTTTTCGTGAATATTTATTATTTAAATTCATTCAAAATAATTTTTATATTAATTATTTTTATATTTAAGCATTCACAGATACTCATCACAAAAAAAGCAGGGAAAACCAGCTTTTAGCCATAAAAAAACCGCCCTAAATAGGACGGCTTGAATAACAAAAAGCTAATTAGTGTGACACAGATAACGTAATAGGATTACCTATTTTAGCCATAATACGGCTAATCGTATCAATCTTAGTATTATGATTAGGTGTCAAAATACGTTGGATTTCTGGAGGTCTAATCGCTGTAAGACGTGCTAACTCCGCTTTACTTACTTTTTCTCTAAGCATAGTATTATGCAATAATACTTTGGCATAAATACTATCGGGTAAAAACACGGCTTCTTCACTTTTTTTAACTAATCTAGGCGCTGGAAATTGCTTTTCCTCATCAAAATAAATCTCTACGCATGAAATTAATATATCTTCTGCCATTTCCATTGCTTCTTCATAGGTATCCCCCTGCGTAATACCTTCTGGTAAGTCAGGAAAAGTAACCACAAATCCGCCTTCTTCGGCTGGTTCAAAATGTGCTGGATAAAACATAATTAATAATCCTTTAAAGTTTGTGTGCTGTTCACAGTGTGCCAGCTAAGCCACCTTACGGTGGCTTGCTTTTACTTTAAGCCTAGTTGCTTTTTAACCCCTTCGACTAATCCCGTTTTTAACTCCTGTGCTGGGTGTCTGGGGAGGTGGCTTATTTTGCCGTTGTAGTACAGTTTTAAATGTTTGGAACCATTCTCAACTGTGACCCCTTGGCTTTTCAGCCACCTTAGGAACTCGCTTTGCTTCACTGTGACTCCTAAGTTGTTGAACATGTTTTTATTATATGCAAATTTGCATATAATGTAAAGAAAAATTAGCAAATTTGCAAATAAACAACTACATCATTAACCATAAAAAAACCGCCCCTAAAGGACGGTTTGAATAATTTTTAATTTAAAAATTATAGTTTTTTAATTCCTCGCTTTTTCCAACGCTTCGCAATCCATTCTAATTCTTGATAATATGTAGGAACATTTTTCCTTCTTCTAATTTCCATAACCAATGGTTCCACTGCACTCCATAATTTTATGAGATTAGTGAAATTCAAATCTTTATAAATTTCTTCTTCAAATGCTCTTTTTCGTACGCCTTGTGCAATAAACTCTAATCGATTTAATACAAAACGTATATTATCCAGTTCGTCATGCTTTTCATCTAAAAACTTAGCATAATCAACTAAACAAACACCACCACTTACTAACCTACTAATGCTTGCGTATTTAGTGTTATATTCTTCGTCTCGTTGCTCAGCAATAATTAAATCAATTGTTGCTCTACGACGTGCAATTTTGCCATTATGATAAATAACAATAGTCGCACAAATAGCAGATAAAATAATGGCTCCTGTTTGTATCCAGAAGCCAATGGTTTCACCGAGATATAACACAATTTCACTCACGTTAGTTTCCATCCCATCCTTCATATAAAAAACCTTTCATATCAATTCTCCTTGCATTGTGTTCCTAAACATCAAATGATATGTTTAATTTATTATACCAATCTAGTATAAAAAAAGGAATATAAACCAATATAAACCAATACAAACCAATATAAACCAATACAAACCAATCAAATGTATACACAAAAAACCGCCCTAAATAGGACGGTTCTAGTTATCTCTGTATAGATTAATTCATATTTTCGATAAAGTTGCCTTTATCCACATTATCGTGAAGTGCCACAACCAATGTATTAAGAACCGTTAGATGTGGTCCTAAAATGGCCAGGATCTTATCCATCGATATCGGGTGATAATGGACGTATTGATCCCAGATGTCAAAGGTGCTGTTAATGGCAAATTCAACAGTCATTAAGGCTTCTGCTATCTCTTCCAACGTTAAATCTTTCATCTTCCTCTCCTACTTCACTAATGTAAACACTGGACGTGTTTTAGGGTCTTGTGCTGTCGCTGCTGCCCTAGCTGCATCACGTGCACGTAGCTGTGCGGCCAAGATTTTCATGCCGACGGCTATAGAGACTTTTTCGTTAAGAGATAACTGCTGAATCTGCTCTTGTTGAGCATTATTGATGTGATTGTTCAT